GCTGTCCACTATTTTGGACAGCCCGGCGTAAGAGTCCGACGCCTTGTCGACTGACCCCTCGAATTCGCGGCCCATGAACTTGTATATCGCGTCCACCACGTCGCCAACGTCCAGCTTGTCCAGCGCCTTGAGGACGTCGTCCTCGCTGAGCATCTCGCCGGTCAGCTCGCTGCGGAATGACTCGGATATCGCCTTCTTGACGTCTATGCCCTGCTTTGTGAGCGTCTTGACGGTCCGGGAGTCGAACTTGTCCATCTCCACGGCGGAGTCCAGCAGCGAGGCGATGCTCGCGGCTTCTGAGCCGGACATGTTGAGCGCCGCCCCCGCCTCCGACAGGCTTTTTATCCGCCCGGTCGTTTTTTCCGTGGACTCCCCGAGCGCCAACATGCCGGACGCGAGCTGCATTATCTCGTCCTCGCCGAACGGCGAGGCGCGCCCCATCTCGATGAGCGACTGCTGGTATTCCCGCGCCGCGTTGTCGCTCATGCCCCGGACCGCGCCGTAGTCGAAGCGCGCGCCCTGTGGCATGCCCGCAAGCGACGGCCTGACGCCCCGCAGCGTATTGGCGCCAAAAAGCGTCTCAAAGCGCTGCAAGTCCCGCTCCCGGGACGCCGCCGTGGCGCTGCCCAGCGCGAGCGACTGGGCCTGCGCGCCCGTCGCCTCGTCAAAAAGGTTTTTGTAATAATCCTTGAAAACATCGTTTTTCTGGTCGAATATCTCGGTGCCCGCCTTGAACGCGCCGGCGAGGCCGCCCAGCGCCGCGCCGATGGCCGTGCCGATGCCCGGGGCTATCGCGGTCCCGATGGCCGCGCCCATGGCGCCGGTGGACAGCACGTTGCTGAAATACGTGCCTGCCTCGCGCCCGTAGGCGCTGCTGACATACGTGTTCGCGGCGCTGCCGAGCAGGTCGCCGGCCAGCTTTGCGGCGCCCGCCCCGGCAAGCGCCGACAATATCCCGCCCTGCGCCCCCTGCTGCGCGGCGCCGCCGGGGACGCCGCCGGCCCGGTTCTCGGCCTTGCTCCCCGTGTCCTGCAAGCTGAGCAGGTCGCGCTCCGCCTGTTTCGCGGACGACGACACCTTTTGCAGCTCCTTTGATACCTGGTCCTGGTCGAAATGCGCCTCCTGCAGGCGGCTGAGCGCCCTTGAATAGCCGTCCGTGCCCTCTTCCGCGCTTTTGAACGCCTTTCTCGCGTCGGCAAGGTTGTTTTTCGCTATCTCGGCGTCGACTTTCAGGCTGTATTTTTTATTGTTAAGGTCGTCGAGCCGTTTTTTTGTGTCTTCAATGTCTTTGCGGAAAGCCTGCGCGCTTTTCTGCATGGTGCTGACCATGGGCGAGAAGTTGTCTTTCGCGCTTACGGCTATGCTTGTTGTTTTACCCACGGCCTCACCCCTTTTGCAAGCTGTCTGTGTAATCTTTAAAAAGCACGCGGATGACGATCTTTTCGCCTTCCGGGAGGCTGTAATAGCTTCCGGGCAATACGCCATGTTTAATGAACAGGTACTGCATTATCCACATGTCCAAGTCGGTCTCTAGTTTTTTTTAACTTCCTCCACGACCGAGCTTTTGTACCCGCTAAGTTTTTCGATACGCAAGGCCAGGTCGTCTATCTCGCCGGGCAGGAGCAGGCTTTTGACCATCTCCGCCGGCGTCACGGCGCTGTATTTCTCCAGCAAGGCGGGGCTCTTTAGGTCCGGCGACGCCACGCCGCCGAGGATGGTGTGTATTGCCTGTTCCCCATCGTCAACGCGGCGTATCTCCGCGACGCGATGAAACGGGAGGGCGCGGAGGCGGAAAACCACGTCGCCGCCCGCCGCCGCGCTCAGCCTCTTGATTTTGTAGTCTTTTTCCGGGGGCTTCTGAGGCTCCGTGTTGAGCAGCAAATCCATTACATCCATTACCGCACCTCTATCACGTCGAGGAACACCGGGGTTTCCGAAAATGTAAACGGGCATTCCACCTTGCCGCTCTTTGTGGCTTCCCAGTCGGCGAGCGTGAGGTCGTCGAATGAAACGTCGGAGATCGAGACCCGCTCCGCCCCGTATGCGTCGGGGTCCGCCAGTTTGGATATGACCGTGAACCTCGCGTCCTTCCCGTTAATGATCTGTTCGCCGATAATTTTGACCATGCGGCTGAAAACGTGGTTTAGCGTTATCGACCCCGTGCCCTTCCATGACGTGACCTTTGTGCCGACGCCCATCTTGCCGCATTGCGGCACGTCCTCTTTGTTGTAGCTCATTTTCGCCTGGAACTTTGTGCATTCGCCCACAAGGTCGCCGTTGAGCCACAGCTGCCCCCAGGTGCCGCTGATCACCCTTTTTGTGCTGTCCATGATCTTTTGTCCTCCTAAACCGTGATGTTGAGGGTTATATCCTCAATAGCGTCGAGGATCGAGACCGTCGCCGCCAGGAACACCTTGGCGCCGGTGTTCGCCTCTTTTACGTCCTGCTCCGACATTTTGGAAATGTCAACGCCCTGCGCCCTCAGATACTCTTCCTGCGCCGCGGTATCGATCGCCACGGTATTGCGCCCCCTCGCAAGCAGCCCTGCGGCTTCAAGCGACCGCAAATAGTCGTTTATCGCGGAGATCAGCAGGCACTTGTTGTCGTAGCTGTTGGCGTAACGCCCGATGTATGTGTCCTGCGCCGTGGCGCGGATGTCGCCGTTGATCATGTCCATGATCTCGACGATCTTTATTTTTTTGTAAGAATCGTTTTTGGCGGCGTCATTTTGCAGGTTTTGGAAGCTGTTGACGCCGCGCCCGGCCTTTACCTTTGCCCCATCGCTGAATATGATGAACTGCCCGGCGTCGATGGCCGCGTCCATCGCCGGTTTGCTGAGCGCGGCGACAGCCGTCACCTCCGGCAGCGGCGCGTAGGTGCATGATATGCTTGGCGGCGTCCCGGCGATGAGGCCTGCGATACGCGAACAATATCCCGCCGCGCTGAATGTGTTCGATATGCTGCCGCCGACCTGGATCCCGTCCGTCGCGAAGTTGATAATAGCTATATTGTCGGCGGCAGTCTTTGGCAGCACCGCTTTAGGCGTCGCGCCGACCGCGCGCTGGTCGCCTATCCACGTTTCTATCCCGGCGATATCGGCTGGGGTGGCGTCGGGCGGCCCAGCGAGATAATCAATAGACTGCGCGGCCATATACGCAAGCGCCTCGGAAAGGTCTGCCGCCGTTTTCGGCAGCACGTAAACGACGGCTTTGTTTGGCGCGCTCACATACCCCAGAAACGCGCGTTCGATATACGCCAAGTTGTTGGCGCCCAGATTTTTCAATTCAGCAGCCGCCTGCGACGCCCGGGTGAGCGTACACGCGCCGTTGTCCTGCTCGTCGCGCAGGACCAATCCGACAGTCCCGCGCGCGAGCCGCTGCACCGCAGAGTTGGCGAGCGCCTGAAATGTTATTGCGATATTGGGAAGCCCCATAATTTAACCCTCCAATGTTGTAGCAGTAATTACCGCGTCCATAAGCGGCAGCGTTTCGCCCGGTATGGGCCGGTCGTCGAAATATGCAAGCTGCAGGTCGACATAACAATCCGAAAAATCTATCCCGCCCTCGGCCGCCTCGACGGATATGCACCTGTCGCCGACCGCGAGATAGCCGTTGGCGAACATGTCCATGACGCCGCCCTGTTTTTCCGCAAGCTTTACGACATCTGAGTTGTAGCGCCCGTCCACGTCCACAAAACATGTGACCGCTATTTTAGCGGCCACGGATACAGTGCTGTAATTAACGTCCGCCCTTTTCATATCCACAAGCTCGACAAGAAAAGACGGGCGTTCAAAATCTTTTGGCCGCAGGTTCACGTATACGGGCGCTTTCGGATATTTTTCCACAAGCAGGTCGTTGACCGCGTCGATAATGCTGTTTGGCGTGAGCATCTAGTCACCCAGCCTTTCGGCGGCCTCGTCCGCGAACCTGTTTGCCGCGCCAAGCGCGATATCCTGTGCCTGCGCCCGCGTCCGCGCGTAAAACCCGTAGGCCCTCGCGTTCGCCTGCCTTGGCCTGCCGCGGCGCGCTGCTTTGCTTGCGCGGGTCTTGTGCCCGCTCTCAAGGTAGTTCGTTATCGCGCCGGGGTTGTTCCCCCGCTGCCCGCCAGGTATGGGCCGGACGGCCGCGTAGCCGCCGCCCGAGCCTACGTGCCGTTCCTGCCAGCCGCCGACCTTGCCGCCGCTGTCGTTCACCCCGGACGCGGCTATATTGATCCGCACCGCCTGCTGGAGCCCGAGCGCGACTGCGCTATGCATGTCGCGCCGCATATCCGGCAGCTCGTCAAGCACTTTTGCAAAGCGCATATCAAGTTTGTCAAGGCCTGAATAATCGATACTCTGCATCAGCCGTCGGACCTCCTGAGTATTTCGTACTCGTTTTTATACGGGTCGAGCGTGTGCGGGATGACTGCCTCATAAAATACATTTCCGATTTTGACAAGCTCGTTGGCCCCGATCTCGATGGCTTTCGGCGTGATAAGCACATACCGTGCCTCGGAGTATGACATCGGCTCGTCCTGCATTTGGCGCAGGTACTTTTCCGTCAGGTAGCCAGGGAACGTCAGCGGGGTCAGCTTTTTATCCTCCGGGCGGTTTTTTTCGCCCTTGACAGTCCTCGTGCGCTCCACCCTGCATGTGACCGGCTCGGCGACAGCCGCCGACAGGACATCAAAGCCCGGCGTTTCGCGGTCGATGTCGGCCAAAAAGAAATGCCCGGTTTCGGGCGGGGCGAGCGCGATAGCGTTATGCAGCGTGATGCCGGGCGTGCTGTTGACCGTGAACCTGACCGACTTGGACGTAACGCCCTGTTTTGAGTAGATGCTCCTGGTGGCCTGCTGTTCCATTTTTGCCCATACTGTTTCTTTTGCCAGCCACGCGTATTCGTTCCGTTTGACCTTGACAAATTCCAGTATATCTATCCGCCACCTGAATTCGCCCGCGTTCATTGCCATGTCGCCGCCCCCGGTAAAAGGTTGTGGTCGTGCAGCCCGATGAAGCTCTCGACGACCTGGTTGACCTTGTCGCTGTCGACGTGCAGCCCTGGGTTATACAGCATGTCGGACGCCAGCGCGATCGCCGCGAACGTGAGGTCCCCATACTCGTCGGCGTCTTCCGCGCTGAGGCCGGTGCGGCCCAATATGGCAGACAGCGCCGCCGCCCACGCCACGGGCAGTCGCATATCGTCCGGCTGCACATGGCACCACAGCGCGAGGTGCCCCATAGTCATTTCGCTGAGCTTCATCTTGTGCACCCCTTAGTTGCTTTTTTTTGCAGTGGATTTCTTTTCAGGGATTTCCGGGGCTTCCGGGGCGCCCAGTACCCCCGGCACCGCAACCAATTCGTCATAGCCGGCGCGGACAAGGTCATCGGCGATCCCGTCCCTGACGTTGCGCTCCTCGCCAATGGACATTGTCACCAGGCCCGAAAAATTCTTTATTGCTTTGATTTTCATATCCGGCGCCCCCTATGCGGCCGCCATCTTGAGCAGCGATATCTTTTGCGGCTCGACTACCCTGCTGTCAAATTCGACATAGCCGACAACACCGATGGCGTGCTGGGTCGCGTATTTCTCCATGAGCACTTGCAGCTCCACGCCCTGCGCGAGCTTGACATACAGCCCGGTCATGTCGCCGTAGGCGACCACTTTGGCGCCCGCCGCGACCTGCGGCATACTTTCGGTTATATACACCGGCTTTCCGAGCAGCGACCAGCCGAACGCCGTCGCGATATCCCTGTTTAGCAGGTATTCCCCCGTGCTGTCTTTCAGCTTGCGGATCATTTTCAGGGTGTTTTTGTGCATGACCCAGCAGGCGCCCCCCTGATACTGCTGC